GAGCCGCTCGACCCTTCCGTCAATATGGATGAGGTCGGTGTATCCAACCTGCTTCCAACCGTTGCCACCGGCACTCACCGGGGAGGTGTGCCACTGACGGATCTGTGCCGCCGTGACATCACGCCCCTCCGGCGTGGCGGTGCAATGGAGTACGAGATATTTGAGTTTTGCCATGATTACTCGCCGGTTGTGGTATTTGCCTTGAATTTGGGAGTTGCACGGAAGTCCGCCACCACAAACTCTTCACCGAAGGCGATGTTGGTATCAGCCTTCATGAGCAGTTTGAAGAAATAGAGTTCCGAGGCCGCTGAGATCTTGTCAATCTGAATCACGCTCTCATCATTCTGAAGATTGACTGCTGCAAAGAGGTTGCCGTCTGCGTCCATTGAACAAAGGGTGCAGACAATGACTCCTTCCGGCCACGCGGCGACAGTCTCGATGGTGATGCCCTTGTAGCGCATACGGTTGACCTCGGTCTCGCTCGCATTCTTTGACTCACGCTCGGTGAGTTCATCATCATACTTGTCGAAGTCCTCGACACTCATGACGATGCGGAGATTGGAGTTCTGACGCATCGCCTTGGGAATCTTGGCGCGGATTGCCTTGAGCTTGGCAAGCATGGTCGTAGCCTTGGAGACATCCACGAAGATGTAGTCCTTAGCCTTTGCGGCCTGTGTGAGGATACCGTTCATGAGCTTGGTGTCATCGTCACCATCGGCATATTCGCCGTTGACATAATGGTCGCCGAGTTCGAACTGAACCTGTTTGGAGAGTGCGTCAAGCAACGCATTCTGAGCCTCCGGAGGAAGTTCGGCGAACACAAGGTTCCCCTTGGGTTGCCATTTGCGCCAGATATACTCGAAGGTTCGGGGATTGAACACGGTGAAAGCCATGAAGTCCTCCGGGTCAAGGCTCTGCTCCGAATAGTTGAAGTCACCTTTGGAATCCTCAACCTGCGGGTTTTCCTTACGCTTCTGAAGCATCTTGCCCACCTTGAGACGGGGGATGCTGATTTTCTTCTCCACGCCGGGAATGACGTGAATGAGACCCTTGGTCACAAGTTCATTCCCCGTGGTGGCAACGGTGAGGATGCGCTCAAGTACCTCACCGTTGTAATTGGTGTTGTCTACTCTGATTGCCATGTTGAAATGGGATTATGGTTGTTATTTGTTGAGTTTGCTTCGGATCTCTGCCATCTTCTCCTCCCACGGACTTTTGGCGAGAGTCTCATCCACCGGTGGCTCCTGCTCGATGACCGCGCCGAGTTTTACCTGCGGAGACATGGCGGCGAGGGTCTCCTTGAGTTCATCGAATCCGAGTTTCTGACCGATGTTGATGAAGTGCTGCTTCTTGTCGGCAGGAATTTTCTTTTCCCCGATTGCCGCGTCCACAGCCTCTGTAATCTGAGCGAGCTTAAGCTCCTCGTTCTCCTTGCGGATTTTATCCGCTTCTTCCTTGGAAGCGTTGAGTTCGGCGAGCTTGGCGGTCACCGTTGCCTCATCTGCCGTCTCCGGCAAGCCCAACTGAAGGGCAAGTGTCTTGAGTTCCATTTGCGGTTGGTTATTATGGTTATTGTTTAGCAGGGGGAGCGGACAGTCCATGCCGTCCCCAAGCGTGATCATTTCTCCGTCCTTGCGCAGCACTATGGCATCGCCGTTTGCTCCGATGTCAACTATCGACACCTCGAATATCCGGCTCTTTGTCACTGTTGGTCTTGTCTGACCGTCCACAAGCAGGGACTTGTCGGTGCTTACCTCAAGGACATCGAACCCGATGCTCACCATGCGGAGCGAACCCTTTTCCCATTGCTTCTTGCACTGCACTGATAATTCGGTGGCCTCATCGAATTCCGGGACACCGGTTATCTCACCGTCACCTACCTTCAAGTCGGTCATACGGCCTATGACCCGGCCTCGCTCGTGCATATAAAGCAGCACCGGGTTCTTCTCATACAGCGACAGGTCGATGCCGGATGTCAGCACCCGGTATCCGTAACTGTTGAGAGAGTCGTTTGTCAGTCTTACTCTTTTGTCCATTGCGGCGTGTTGCGTTTGAAATTCGGTGCAATATTACGAGGTAATGCGCTGGCTGGCAAAAAAGTGTGCAATGGTTGCACACTTGTATGAAACCATTGCACACTTTTTTTGCGCTCACGTGCGAAGTCGCCAATTTTGCGGTGATTTCCGGCTGCACTCATGTAGGATGCCGGGAGATAACCGCGCAAAATCATTATCAACATGACGAAGGCAGAACTTGAAAAGAAAAAAGACCTCGCACGTGCGCTGTTCCTTTCCGGATTGGAACAGACCGAAATTGCCGACAAGGTCGGTGTGTCGAGGGTCACCATAAGCAAATGGTGTACGGCAGACGGGTGGAAGGAGGCTCGCGCTGCCAAGAATATCACACGTCCGGAACTTGTGAACAAACTCCTGCTTACCATTGACAAGCTGATTCAGCAGGTCAATGACTCCGAAGATCCGAATCTCATCTCAAGTCTCGGCGACAAACTTTCCAAACTCGCATCGGTAATTCAGAAACTTGACAAGCAAGCCAATGTGGTATCTGCAATTGAGACCTTCATGGCTTTCTCCAAGTGGCTTGAATACCGCGCCAAGACCGACCCCGATGTTACGCCGGAACTGATCAAGGCTATCAACAAGTATCAGGATAAGTTCCTCATTGAGTCAATGAGCAAAGGCACTCTCGCTTAATACCTGCGCTTATGAAAATGACCAAGGAACAGAAGGAGGCTCTTGAGCGGTGGCAGGAACATTGCCGTGAGGTTCAGACGTTGACCGAGGTGTCTATGGCTGTAGCCAAGGAGACCCCGGTCGAACGTGACAAGCGTATAAAACGTCTGCTCTCAAACTATGATGAGTTCTGCGAGTATTATTTCGCACACTTCCTGACCCTGCGCGACAAGACTACCGGCGAAATCATCAAGACTATCCACAACGCGCCTTTTCATTCAAAGGCTGCGCTCAAGATAAAGAACACGCCAAACCTCAAGGCGGTCTTCAAATGGCCTCGCGGTCATGCCAAGTCCACCCATATCGGCGTGTTCATTCCTCTTTGGCTCATATTCCAACCGAAGAGGCTCATCAATTTCATGATCACAGTCGGCAAGTCTGAGGATAGCGCGACCCGTCTGCTCGGCGACTTACAGGCCGAGCTTGAATTCAATCAGAAACTGATTGCCGACTTCGGTGAGCAGAAGAACCTCGGTTCATGGCTTGAGGGGGAATTCAAGACCAAGGGCGGTGCCAAATTCCTCGCGGTCGGTCGCGGTCAGTCTCCCCGTGGTCTGCGTGACCGGGAGGCTCGTCCGGATTATATCATCATCGATGACTTGGATGACGATGAGCTTTGCCGGAATGAAAAGCGCGTGAAAGATCTGACCGATTGGGTCAAGGAGGCTCTTTTCGGATCTCTTGATGTCGGACGCGGTCGCTTCATCATGGTGGGCAACCTCATATCCAAAAATTCCGTCCTCGCCAACATCGCAGCCTCCAAGGGTGTCCATGTATCCGAAATCAAAGCTGTCGACCGTGACGGCAACCCCGTATGGACCGAGAAATGGACTAAAGAGGAGGCACAGGCTTACAAGGATTTTGTCGGCTATCGTGCTTGGGAGAAGGAGATGATGCACAACCCGATTACGGACGGCACGATATTCCGGCATGAGTGGATTCGCTTTAAGAAAGTCCTTCCGCTCGCCAAATACGATATGCTCGTCTGCTACACAGACCCTTCGTTCAAATCCACGACTGCAAACGACTACAAGGCTTGTCGATTATGGGGCAAGATCGGGACAGAGCTGCATCTCATCGACACCTACGTCCGGCAGGATACCGTTTCCGGCATGGTACGATGGCTCTACAATCTTTATGAGCGGTTGCCGGAGAATGTGGTTGTGACCTTCTACATGGAGGCAAATTTTATGCAGGACATCATCCTCGATGAATTTGCCACCGAGGGAAATCAGCGAGGGTATCAGTTGCCCATCATGCCGGACACACGCAGAAAGCCGGAGAAGATCCAACGCATCGAGGCTGTGTCCCCATTATGGGAAAGAGGCTTTGTATTCTATAATGAAGCTCTGAAGGAGTCGCCGGACATGGAGGTGGGCATTGAGCAGACCCTCGCTCTTGAACGTGGTTCTCGCGTCCATGATGATGCGCCGGACGCTGACGAGGGTGCGATATGGTATCTTCAGCGCAATACTCGGCAAGTAGTGTTCAAACCTGTCGCAGTCTCACGACCGCGACCTAAAAATTCTTGGTGACTATGTTTATCAATGCAGAAGATTACAGGGTTGTCATCGGTGATGCCGCCTTGAAGGTTGTCTCACAGTCCACCCCGGAGAATATCGCAACTGCCGAGGCAGAGGCTATCGAGGAAATCTCAAGTTACCTGCGCCCGGTCTATGACTGCAATGCCATTTTCTCGGCTGAGGGTGATGCACGAAATAGGCTCATCGTGATGTACACTGCCGATGTGGCTCTTTATCATCTCGTGTCCTCACAACCGGGACGCTTGAACAGCGAGATCCGCAAAGAGAGATATGACCGGGCAATCAAATGGCTTGAAGGAGTACAGGCAGGGAAGAACATTCCCGACCTGCCTCTTGCCGTCATTGATGAAAACGGTGGTGGCTTCGGGACGTCATACCGCTCCGCGCCCAAACTTAATCACGACTGGTAACTATGGCAAAGAAAAGGAAACGTGCCATCGGCACATTATCAAAATCAAAGGAGAAAGCAGCCCGGCAGAAAGCCTCCATCGTAATGGAGCTGTACCGGACTACCGAGTTTTTCTCCAAGAACGACATCGCCAATTGGAGAAATGCATGGCAAGCAGCTATTGACGTTAGAAATCCGAACCGACAGAAACTCTATGACATCTACCGGGACGCGATGACTGACGCGCATCTCTCCGGCTGCATTCAGCAGCGTGTGGGATTCGTAATGTCCCGGTCATTCAAACTTGTCGATGAGAATGGTGTCACTCATGAGGAAGCTGAACACTATCTTGACCAATCATGGTTCAAGGAACTGTGCCGTCTCGCTCTTGAAGCGAATTGGTACGGTCATTCCCTCATCGAACTTGGGGATATTGTCACTGACGGTGACGGCCACCAATCTTTCTCCCATGTTTCCCTTATCCCTCGGAAGCACGTCATTCCTGAATATGGACGTGTCGTTCCAAGGGTCGGCATGACTTGGCCGTCCGGCATTGAATACCGTAAACCTCCGTTCTGCGATTGGTTGATTGAGGTCGGTCAGCCGGATGCCCTCGGTCTTCTCCTCAAGGCTGCATTGCATACCATCCCGAAAAAACACGCTCTCTCATTTTGGGATTGCTTCGCTGAGATATTCGGTATGCCGATGCGTATTGCCCGGACTACGACACGCGACCCGAAGGAGTTCAAGCGTATCGAGGACATGATCTATGACGGTGCCTCCAACCTCGGTATGGTTACCGGCATGGACACTGAGATACAATTCGTAGAATCCGGCAAGGGTGACGCATACAATGTCTATGACAGGCGCATTGACCGCGCAAACTCCGAACTGTCCAAACTTACCATCGGACAGACCATGACTATCGAGGACGGTTCTTCTCTCTCGCAATCGGAGACACATTTGCAGGTATTCGAGAACCTCGTGGAGGCTGACCGGGATATGCTGCGCGATGTCATCAACAATCAGCTTATCCCGAAGATGATCAGACTTGGCTTTCCGCTCAAGGGTCTGCGCTTTGAATGGGACGATGCCATCGACTATACCCCGGAGCAGCAGATAGCCTATGAGAAGATGATCTCCGACCGCTACGAGGTTGACCCGTCATATTTCGCAGACAAGTACGGGATGCCTGTAGGAAAGCGCATACAGAACACTCCGGCGTTACCCCCAAAGGAGGAAGATGAGAACGAGGAAGAGGACGAAAAGCGCAAAAACAATCATCCTTTTTTCGACTGAGCCCCTCTGACTATGAGGGGCTGCACCACCGCTATGCTTCCATTCTTGAACAGGAACCGGGACTGCTTGTATCCGGCAACATGAAGGATGAGGAGGTTGTCAGGAAAAGGTTATCATCACTGTTTGACGGAATGATGAAAGCCGCTTACAATAATAGCGGTTCCGAGTTATCCATTGAAATTCTCGCCGACCCGCAGGTGAGGGAGTTCATTGATGCCCATGCCGGGGTTCTTGACAGTTCCTTTGAGCGGACTTCCATGTCGGAGGCTATGCGCCGGAGACTGCAACGCTCCGATTTCATATTCTCCGGCATGAAGACATTTCATGAGCTTAACGAGGCTTTTCCCTCCATGCTTGATGAGAATGGAGAACGGAAATCATTCGAACGCTTTTTGAATGATGTTCGAAGCATTGACGAAACCTACAATGCCAACTACCTCCGGGCAGAATACAATTTCGTGTCTGCCTCTGCTGAAATGGCTGCTAAATGGGAGGAATTTGCGGAGGATGGAGACCGATACAATCTTCAGTACCGTACACAGAAGGATGACAAGGTGCGCCCGGAACACGCCGCTCTCGATGGAGTGACACTGCCACCTTCGGACTCTTTTTGGGAAGAGTTCTATCCCCCCAATGGGTGGAACTGCCGGTGTACGGTGGTGCAGGTGCGTAAATCCAAATATCCGGCAACTGACCATGACGAGGCTATGACACTCGGTGATGTCGCCCTCCAAAGGGATACCAAGGGGATGTTCCGGTTCAATGCCGGAGCAGAGGAATCCACCGTGCCGGATTACAATCCCTACACAATCAGCAAATGCAAGAACTGCGACATTGCAAAAGATAAAGGGTTGCTTTCACATACAAGTCCACCCGACAATGATGTGTGCGCAGCTTGTCGATGGATTCACAAATGTGAATACCGTGACTCCCTGACAAAAAAGGGCACAAAGATTTCCCCGGAAGAAAAAGATGCAATCCTGTGCAAACCCTATGATGAACAATTCCTTTCAGAATATAAGGGTGAATGTGGCATGGTATATCAACACCTTCTCCATTGCATAGGTAATGTTGACCGGGAGTATGTATTCGATGTTGCCAAGGCTTTTGCCGATACGGAAGGGGATTGTTGGATTAACCCTGAGATTCGCTCCAGCTCCATTTATCGCCGGGCGTTTTATTCGGATCTGCCCGAAGATGCAAAATGCAATCCCGACATCAGAACCGCTCTATATGGCTATGTTGACGTAAAATCGCCACATAGCCAAGAGAACTGTGGCAAAAATGCGACTCACGCTTCAATGAAACAACAGTCTTGCGTTTGCCTCACTAACCACCGTATGGAGATAACTGAAGAGCAGATTCTGCATAGGACACAACTTATATGGAAAGACCCGAATTACACTCATGATTATGTATTTTGGCTCATAGACGGGGTGCTCCGAAAATACAAAAGACCATAGTTCGCACTACGGTCTTAGGGTTCCGCGTCGTCGCAGGACGCTTTCAATGGTTTTATCTCCCATGCCGCAAAGATAACACTTTATTTTCAAATACAATTCATTATGGACAAGATTTTTCTCTTTTTAAAGACTTCTAACCGATACAAACACCTCATCGGCGGTTTTCTCGTGGGTCTGTTCGCCCTCGGCGCACTCCCTGCGCTCTATTCTGCCGCGGTTGCCGGAACTTGCCTCGAACTGAAGGACAAACTCCACGGCTGCTATTGGGATTGGCTTGATTGGCTTCTGACGGTCGCCGGAGGTGGATTCGCTGCCTTTTTGTGGCTTCTGCTGTAACATATTCACTGATGAACGCCGTTTTATGAGTAACTTTGCACTTTGAAAGGCGGTGTCCCTCAATAGGCCGTGTGGTCTATCGCGGCAACAACAACGCGAATGCGAATGGCGGCGTGTCGTACGCGAATGCGAATAACGATGCTTCGAATTCGAACGCGAATGTCGGCTCGCGGCTGGACAACCAACAATCGGCGTACATCACCGGGAACGTGTTCCCATTGAGGTG